GGGCAGGATGAAGGCGCGACCGGGCGCCTGCTTGATCATCACGTCGACGAGATCACGGCGGAAGAACTGCGCAAGGGCAAGTGGGAGAAGGTCAGGCCGCGCAACGAAACGCTCGATCTGCTCGTCGCCGCCTATGCCGCGATCCTTCGGCCACCTTTTGCGCAGTCGCGCACGCATATGCGCTGGGTTCCAGCCGCATTCCGCGTGCCCGATCAGGGCGGCGACGCCGTGTTGCTGTTCCCGGAGCCGGCCAATGCAAAACCAGTTGAGGCGAGCGAGCATCCCGCGCCGACACCGGCACCGGTCAAACCGGCGCCGCCAACCAAACCGGCCAAGCCGAACCGCTTCACGAAACGCGGATCGACCTGGATCAATAGGAAACGCTGACGATGGCATGGACGCAGGCTGACCTCGACGCGATCGACAAGGCCATCGCCAACAACGTGAGCAGCGTCACGTTCGCTGACGGTCGTACAACCAGATATCAGGATGCCGACAAGATGTTGCAGGTGAGGAACGTGATCCGCGCGGAGGTTGTCTCAGCCGGCGCAACCGCGCAGGGCCGCGTCCGCACCACCTACGGCCGGTTTCGGCGCCGGTGAGCATCCTCGATCGCATGATCGCGGCAGTAGCGCCGCGCCACGCCGTGTCGCGGGCGATGGCCCGCACGCAACTCAGCGTGCTGGACCAAACCGGCAAGCGCACCCAGCCGCGTCGGCGGTTCCTCGACAAGTCCGACGCGAACTGGAACGTCAACACCGGCAACCCGAACGATGGGCGCCCGGCGCGCGTCGTTAATCGGATGGCGATCGAGCGGCTGGTTGCGACGAACCCGTATGCGCGCAAGATCAAGAATGTCCTGCTGAACAACATCGTCGGCTGGGGCATTACTGGCGTGCCGAAGGGTTCGAAGACGCTGCAACGGCTCTGGAAAGACTGGATCACGGTCGCGGATTGGAAGGGTCGCCGCGACTTCTATGGCCTTCAGGAACTGGCAGTTGGCAAGATGCTGTCGCCGGGTGAGGTGTTCATCGTGCGCCGTTACGGCAAGGTGAAGTCCGGTGTGCCGCTGCGCTTGCAGGTGCTTGGCCCGGAAATGCTCGCAACCGCCAAGTTCGATCTGAACATCACAGACGGCATCGAGTATGACGATGACGATCGTCCGATCGCCTATCACTTCTACAAGAAACGCCCTGGCACCGCGCGCTGGACCAACGACTCTATCCGCTTTCCCGCCGATGAGGTGATCCACCTCTTCGTGGAAGAGGACGAGGGGCAGCGGCGCGGCAACAGCATCTTCGAGCCGGTGCTGCGCAAGCTCGACGACATCGACGACAGCCTTGAAGCTGATCTCGTTCGGCGCAAGATCGAGTCCTGCTTCGTCGGCTTTCGCACGATGGCCGAAGACGTAGCCGATGTTGCCCTCGGTGACCGCGAAACTGGCGACGACGGTCATGTGATCGAGAGTTTCGAGCCGGGCATGATCGAGACGCTCCGGGTGGGCGAGGATATCAAGTTCAGCGATCCGAAACCGGCTGGCGGGCTAGGCGAGGCGGTCAAGATCAACCTGTTCGCGACAGCGGCTGGCACCGGCGTCATGTACGAGCATTTCGGCGACCTCTCGAACATCAACTATTCGAGCTACAAGGCCGGCAACATCGAGTTTCGGCGCAGCGTCGGCCGGGTGACGTACCTGACGATCATCCCGGTCGCGCTGGATCGGATTTTCGGCTGGTTCGTCGACGATGCGATCACGCTCGGACTGGTGGCCGCGCGCACTTACGAGTGCAAGTGGACGCCTCCCCCGTTCGAAAGCATCGACGAGGCCAAAGAGGCGACCGGCCAGGCCTTGCAGATGGCGTTCGGCCTCGAAAGCCGGCGCAACCTAGTGAACGCACGCGGTTACGATTACGAAGAGCTGATGAGCGAGATCTCCGACGATAACGCGACGGAAGCTAAGCTTGGGCTGACCTTCAATACCGCCCTGCCGGGGTCGCAGATCGCGACCGGTGCCGAGGATGGCAACAAGACTGCGGCGAAGAAAGCCGCCTAACCGGAGCAACATCATGAAGAAGCCGCCTTTGGCCCCGTGCGATAGCGCGGCGGCTCCCGCTCGCGTGTCCACGCCGCTGACCAGCGATGGCACGGCCCCAAAGCCTCGCAAAGCCCGCAATGCGCCGCTGCTCGACCCCGACAAGCCGATCCTGACGCGTAACACCCCGCCTGCGACGATCGATCCGGAGGAACGGCGCCAGCCGCAGTCGAACGGGCGCGGCACGCGCGCGCTTTCGGTTGCGCCGGAAAGCTATGACAGCGCGGCGCGTACGGTTGAGGCAGTGCTGTCAGCCGGCTCGCCGGTGCAGCGTTACTATTTCACCGAAGAACTGGAGATCAGCGCCGAGGCGATCGACCTCACGCGCGTGCAATCGGGCATCTGCCCGCTGCTCGACACGCACAACCAGTATGAAGTTGACGCCGTTCTCGGCCGCATCCTGTCGGTGCGCATCGACAACGCCCAGCTGATCGGCGTCATCCAGTTCGCCGACAGTGATCGCGGCCGGGAGATCGAAGCGCGCGTCCTCGCGGGCGATCTGCGCGCGATCTCGATCGGCTACCATGTCACCCGGTGGCAGATGGTCGAGGTCAACGACACCGACAACGAGACCTGGCGCGCAGTCGCTTGGGAATTGCTGGAAGCCAGCCTCGTCCCTGTTCCCGCAGATCCGAACGCCGTGGTTCGATCCGCTCCGGGCATCACTCACGGAAACCAAGAGGAAGAAGAAATGCGACGCAACCTCCCCGGCGGCGCGGCTGCGTCCGCTACCGTCATTGTCCCTGCTGCTGCGGCGGCACGTACCGAACCGGCCGCAGTCGTTGTGGTCGATCCCGTCGCCCCCGCGACGGCACCTGCCGCACGCGCTATCGCGGCCTCGCGTATTCTTACGCTGTGCGATCGTGACGACTCGCTCGGCGGTGATTTCGCGCGCGGTCTGATCGCTCGCAACGAAACCACTCCGCTGACCGAGGCCGACCTGTACGAGGCGGTCAACACGCGTCTGTTCGAGAGCCGGCAGCGCGGCTCAGTCTCGGCGCGCGCAGGTGCGAGCGGCACCGAAAGCGAAGGCTATCGGCAGGCGGTCGAAGACGCGGTCACGCTGCGCGTCAATCCGTCGATCCAGCTGACCGACGTGGCGGGCGTATCGCACGATCAGCGCATGACGGCCGCACGTGAGTTCCGGGGCATGACGCTTATGGAACTGGCGCGCGACAACCTGAGCCGGACCGGCATCAGCGCAACCGGCATGGGCCGGCTTGAAGTGGCGGGTGCCGCGCTCGGCATGCGCTATGGTGCGCTGACCACCAGCGACTTCGCCTTCGCGCTCGCCGCTGCCTCGAACAAGCGCGTTCGTGCGGCTTTCACCGCCGCGCCGCAGACCTTTCGGCCGCTCGTCTCGGTAGGCACGCTCCCCGACTTCAAGCCGACCAACATCGTCGGCCTTGGGGATGCCCCATCGCTCTTGCTCGTGCCGGAGAATGGCGAGTTCAAGCGTGGCGCGTTGACCGACAGCGGGCTGTTCTACCAGCTTCAGACCTATGGCCGCATCATTCCAATCACGCGGCAGGCGATCGTCAACGATGATCAGAACCTGTTTGGGCGTATCCCGGTGATGTTCGGTCGCAAGGCGGCGGATCTGGAAAGCGATCTCGTTTGGGGTCTGGTGCTGAGCAACCCGATTATGGGCGACGGCTATGCGCTGTTCTCGACGCAGCACGGCAATCTTGCCCCCGCAGGTGGCGCGATCAACGTCGCCAACGTCGGCGCTGGCCGGCAGGCGATGGCGCAGCAGAAGAGCATCGATGGCAACTTCATCAGCATTCTGCCTGAATATCTGATCGTCGGTCCGGCGAAGCAGACCGAAGCCGAGCAGTTCCTCGCGACCGTGCTGGCCAATCAGCAGAGCAACGTGAACCCCTTCGCGGGTAAGCTTCAGCTGATCGTCGAGCCGCGCATCACCGACAATAGCTGGATGCTGTCAGCCGATCCGTCCGCGTTCGACACCATCGAACTGGCGCACCTGCTGGGGCAGGAAGAGTTGTTCACCGACACCCGCGTCGGCTTCGATGTCGACGGCGTCGAGAACAAGGCCCGGCTCGATGTCGGCGCCGCGCTGATCGACTGGCGCGGCTTCTACAAGTCGCCCGCGTACTGATCCGACCCCCTCGAACAGCTGGGGTGGGCGGTGTCCGCTCCAGCCGGAGACACGAACATGCAGGACGTTAAACTCAAGGTATCGCGCGTCATTCGAGGCGCGGTGCGCTACCCGGTCGAGGGGCTGATCCCCGTCGACGACGACGAATATGATCGTCTCGTCGAAGCCGATGCGATCGAACTCGACGACGACGAAGATGGCGAGGACGATGATGGCCTCGAGGCCATGAAGCTCGCTGATCTGAAGAAGCTCGCTGACGACGACAGCGACAAGGTCGACCTCGGCACCGCCACCCGCAAGGCGGACATCGTCTCCGCCATCCGTAAGCACCGTCTGGCGAAAGCCACGACGGTCACCGCCTAAGGAGAGGACACCATGAAGAACTTCATCCAGCCGGGCGAGAACGTCGATTGTATCGCCCCCTACGCTGTCGCCAGTGGCGGCGGTTTCCTTGACGGCTCCGAGTTCGCGGTGGCCTCGAACGCTGCCGCGCTTGGTGCGCCGGTCATCGGCGTCACTCGCGGCATCTTCACGCTGCCTAAGGCGGCGGTGGCGATCACGCGCAAGACGGTCGCCTACTGGGACAATACCGCCAAGGTCGTCACCAACACCGTCGGCGGTGGCGGCAACGTCAAGATCGGCATCTTCCAAGCCAGCGCGCTTGCAGCGGACGCTTCGGTCAACGTGAAGCTGATCGCCTCGATCTGATCCCGACACACCGGGTTTCTCCCCTTTCACCCGGTGCACCCTGACGGGCGGCGCGCTTCGGCGTTGCCGCCCGTCACTTTTTGGAGACGATCATGAAGAAGATTACCCTCTACGGCGCCGCGACGCGCAACGATGGCTCCTACGTCGATGCCGGCGCGACGCTGACGATTGGCGACGGCGCGGATCAGATTGGCGCCGATCGCGCCAAGGATCTGGTCGACCGCAGCATCGCGGTATCGGAAACCGCAGCCAAAGCCGACGACAAGGCCGGCAGCGGCACGGCTGACGCCTGATATGAGCGGCGAAGCTGCCGCGTTGGCGGCGATCCGCGCCGAATGGGCGGAGCCGGTTGATTACAAGCCCAGTCCGACGCTCGACGTTCTGCCCGGCCTGCTCGTCATCTGGTCGGACATGCCCGGCGACCCTTTTCAGGGGCCGGGCAACACCACCCGAACCGTCACAGCGGAAATTGAACAGGCAGCAATCGACGCGCGCCCGACCAAAGCCGCACGCATCACTCGCAAGGGTGTGGTGTGGAAGGTCAACGAGGTGACCGATCGCGACGATGTCGACGCGTGGGTCGTGACGCTGGTGCGCGCATGACGCACCTCAACGCGATCTTCACCGAGGTGATTACTCGGCTGATGGCGATCGGCGACGCGGCTGAAACCGAGTTGATGCCCTCGGCTGATCCAGTCGACTTCCCTGCGCGGCATGTCTTCGACGGCGGGCATAACCCGATCGACGGCGATGCCTTCTCCACCACCTACCAACTCGATTTTACCGTCGAGGGGTATCTTCAGCAGGCGGGCGGCGCCGAAACGCACGCCGCGCTCAACGATTTCTACGCCGCGACCGTTCGCGCGCTCGTTTCCGACCCGCCGCTGGGTGGTCTCGTCGAGACGATCGACGAAGGCGCAATGCGCGTCGTGGTCGCGCCGCTCGCATCGCAAAATCGCCTCGCCTTCGCGCTCGACCTGTCTGCCACATTCGCAACCCGGCGGGACGATCCCGCACAACCCGCCTGAAGGAGCCAACCATGCTCGATCCCACGATCCGCACGATGAACGTCGCGGTGCTGCTCAAACTCGAAGGCACCGAGGGCGTCGACGCCGGTCCAGATCCGACCGTCGACGCGATACCGGTCGAAGCCGACAGCGTCACCTATGGTTCGCCTTGGACGCAGGAAGACTCAAACGAAGCAACCGGCAGTCTCGTCGCTGGCGCGCCGCTGATCATCGGCCAAGTCGTGCCGATCAGCTTCAAGTCGCGCGTTAAGGGTGCTGGCGTCGGCGTGGCATACAGCGCGACCGTGAAGCCGCCTCTGCATCAGGCGCTTCAGTCGTGCGGCTGGCGCGGGCAATTCCAGGCGGCAATCGCGGCAGCTGCCGCAGCGGCCGGCACCGCGACCACGCTAACGCTCGCCAACACGTTCCCGGCGACGTTGCGCGCACTGCTCGGCATGACGCTGCTGATCGGCGCCGGCAGCGGCGCAGGTGCCGCGCCCGCGATCATCGAATACTCGGCCGGCCGCGTCGCTACGCTGGCCGACACGTTCAGTCCGCCGCTCGATGCCACCAGTAGCGTGTCGATGCCGGCGAACTGGACCTATGCGCAGACCTCGCCGAGTGATGTGGCCTCGCGCGCCAGCGATCAGCCCTCGGCGACGATCTATGTTTTCCGGGATGGCACGCTCCGGAAGTTCGTCGGCTGTCGTGGCACTGTTGCGCTGGACGGCAAGTCGGCGCGGCCGGGCTATGGCACCTTCAACATGACCGGCATCTACGCCGGCAAGGTCGACGCGCCGATCCCGGCCAACATCGTCATCGCCGGTCACTCCGCGCCGCAGCTGGTGCAGGGCGCGAGTGTATCGCTGGCGGTGAGCGTCAATCGCAAGCCGCTCACCGTCAGCACGTGGTCGCTCGATCCCGGCAGCACGATCGAGAACATCGACGACCCGAACACGCCCTACGGCTTTGGAGCGGGGCAGATCGTCGACCGCAAGTCGATGCTGAAGGTCGATCCGCTCGCCACGCTGGTCGCCAACCGCGATACGATCAGCGACATCGGCAGCGGCGCCGTCATGCCGGCCGTGTTCCGCCACGGCAGTCAGTCCGGCAATCGCTGGGCGCTCGTGGTCCCGCAGGCGCAGCCGGTGACGGCCGATCCGGGCACGCGCGGCAAGCTGGAGTCCGAAGACACCACGCTCCAGTGCCGCACGATCGGCAAGGATGCCTATTCGCGCGACACCGATCGCTATCTGGTATTCAGCTGATGATCGGCACGAGCATCACGATCAGCGTGCCGTTCACGCCCGCATGGCTGGAGAGCGCGGCCAACCCGCCGCGCTTCCACCTGCGGGCGGGTTCCGTGATCGAGCGCGGCGCGCTGGAGGCGGAGCTTGCGGGCGAGCATCGCGCCGCGCGCGTCATGGGCTATGAACTGCTCATGGCGATCCGATCCGGCGTCGCGACGCTACTCGCGGGCGATCCCGAACTCGACCGCGTGCAGGGCTTGATCGAGGCCGAGGCCGAAGTGAACGGCGAAACCGACAGCTTCCCCGCTGAAGATCGCAGGCTGCTTGCCGAGACGCGCAAGGTGCTGTCGGAGCATTGGCCGGAGTATCGCGAACTGCTCGCCCGCCAATCGCGCCGCAATCAGATCGCGCCGATCCTTGCCCTGCAGCGCTTTTGCGTCGGCTGGGACAACGTTAGCGACGCGAACGATCTGCCGATCGAGTTCGCCCGCGATCGTGACGGGGTGAGCAACGCGGCCTTGTCCCGGCTGCAGCCGCTCGAACTGCTCGTCGCCGGCAATCGCGCCTATGCGATGCTATACGGGGCGGATCAGGCGGGAAACTCGCAGCGGCCGTCCTCGTCCGGAAACGGCCAGCAGACTTCGAATTCGGACGCCACGTCGAAGGTGGCTGGCAAATCGGCGAGCAAAAGTGGCCGGAAAACCCGCGCCTCGCGCTCCCCGCGTGGATCTGGCCGGTCGTCGACCTCTACTTCACCTGCCGGCGCTACGCCTCGCCCCTGACGGGGCAGGCGCTGCCGTGCCCCGGTAGCGCGGGCGAGCAGCCGGCCGCGCTGCTAGACGCCTTCATGATGATCGACGCACTGGAAGCTCCAAATGACGGTTGACGCCAAGCTGACCGTCGACGGCGCTGCCTTCGGCAAGGCGACCGACAAGCTGGTGCGTCAGTACCTCGGCGCGGGCACGGAGGCGGTCGGGAAGGTCACGCAGGGGCTCGAACGCAAGCTTGAGTCCGCGACGCAGGCGGCAGTTCCGGGCAAGCTCTGGCGGGCGTGGCACTCGTCACGGTTTCCGCAGAGCGGTCCGTCGAAGAACCCGGCCGGCACGATCTGGCTGAGTGGCGGCGCGCGTACACGCGGCGCGATCCAGTTCTGGACGCAGTCGGGCGACATCAGAGGCTCGCGCGGGCAGTATCTGGCGATCCCGCTGCCCGCTGCCGGCTCGCGCGGCCGGCAGCGGGATTTAACGCCGGGACAATGGGAAGCGGCGCATCCCGGCATCCGGCTGCGGTTCGTCTACCGCCCCGGCCGCGCATCCCTGCTCGTTGCGGATAATGCGGTGCTGTCGGGCAATAAGCAGATCGCGAAAGGCAACACGGCAAAGCGGATCGCTGCCGGACGCGCCAGTGCGACCGTCCCGATCTTCGTGCTGATGCCGATGGTCAAGTTTCGCAATGCCTTCGCGATCAAGCCGCTGGTCAACGCCAGTGAGGGCGAACTCGCGCAGGAATTCTTCGCCGCGGTTAAAGCTCTTGGGTAGTCAAGGCTGTACCCTCATCGTTTCCTGTCCGGCGGCGGCGGCGGCGGCGGCGGTGGTGGTGGCGGCGGTGGTGGTGCTGGCGGAATCGGTTGCCCTCGAACGCCATCACCCCATTTAGGCATCAGGTTCAAGGGAGCGATCATGAGCGAGAACCTCTTCGAATCAGCAAGTGTAGAGATGCTAGCGGAGATTATCCGGGAGGCCGAGTCTCGGATGAGCGCGCAACAAGCGGCGGCATCGGCGGCGGATCAGCGCGCCTTAACGTTCGCTGGTTTGCTTGCGGCTGGTGCGACTGCCTTTATTTCGCAATTAAGTCCGCATCATAACGCTGCTTTCTGGATCAATGTAGTGGTCACCGTGTTGCTGATCTCGGCGGCTCTACTCGCGCTTTGTAGTGCTCGCCCCACGCCGTGGGGCTTTGTCGGTAGCGAACCGGGGCAATGGATCGATGATATCGTTGAGCGCCGACCGATGCATATCGTCTTTGCCGAACAAGCTTCTCACTATGATGGCGCGATCCGCCGCAACGATCGCCACATGAAGCTGGCGGGCAACACAATGAAAACCAGCATGGTGTTGACTGCGATAGCGCTGTTTGTGGCAATCGCATCAAGAACACTTCCAATTTTCTAAGCACGTCTGCTCCTCGGAAATCTGGTCGAAATCGTATCGGAGCAGCCTGCTCCAGCAGGCTATTTACGTGGAGGCTTTATGGCTCAACTCGACATCATCGCCCGCCTTCAGCTGAACGCGGAGCAATTCTCATCGGAAGCCGGCAAGGCCGCATCCAATGTCGTCGGCACTATGACGAAAGCCGCAGCGGAGATCCGCCAGCCGTTCGTGTCGTCGTTCGCGGAGGTCAACAAGCTCGCCCAGACCGCGATCACGCTGCCGCGCACGACAGGCGGTTCGCTCGACCTGTCGGCCGAGATCGTTCAGCTTCGCCAGTCCGCCGCAGCGTCCGATCAGAACGCCATCGCGCTCCGCGAACTGTCGGCCGCGCAGATGGCCGCAGCAACTGCCGGCAAGGGTAACGCCGAGGCGTTGCGGCTGGAAGCCGACGCGTCGAAGGTCGCCGCGCTCGCGGCCGAGCAGGAAGCGGTCGCTTCGCGCGACCGCATCGCCACGCTGGAGGCGGTACAGGGCGAACTGAACCGCACGTCCAGCGCCACGCGCGAATCCGTTGAGGCGGGCAAGGAAGTCGTCACCAACGCCGGCTTGCAGAAGTTCGCGATGCGCGATCTCGGCTACCAGCTTCAGGATATCGGCACGCAGTTCGCAACCGGCGCGCCGCTGATGCAGATCTTCGCGCAACAGGGCGGACAGGTATTTTCCGCCCTGGCATTGTTGGCCGATAGCGCCGGGGGAGCCAGCAAGGCGGTCGCGCAGACCGGTGCGGCGACGGGCGAGGCTGGCACCGATGTTGACGCGTTCGGAGAGAAGGTCACTGGCCTCGCCGAAAAGGCGAAGGATGGCGAGGGCAAGTTCGCCAAGTTCGCCGGCTTCATGGCTGGGCCGTGGGGCGCAGCGCTGACGATCGGCGTGACGGTTCTCGCGCCCTTCGTCGCCAAGCTGTTCGAAGCGGATCAGAAGGCCGAGGAACTTGCCAAGTCGCTTGCCGCTGCCGCGACGGCTGCGGACTCGTTTGGCGCTGCGCAAAGCCTGCTCGGCCGCATCATCGATCTGCAAACCGGCAAGATGAAGACGCAGAACGAAGTTCTGATCCAGACCATCAAATTGCAGGCGCAGGCCAACATCCTCGCCGCGCAGTCGGCACAGAAGAAGGCGGCGGAGAAGCTGGGTGGTGTCGCTGATCCGACGTTCCTCGAACGCGCGGCAGGCGGTCTGGCTTCTGTTGGTGCAGCTGGCGGTGCGTCCACGGCCGGCGCGGATGCAGCGAACCGGCTGGCTGGGTCGCTGGCGCCGCTGAAGCAGGTTGTGCAGGATTACATCAATCTGACCAACATCCCGAACGCGTCGCAGGGCGCGCTCGACAAGGGGCTGGATGCCACGCTGCGCCGCATCGATGCGCTGAGCAAGGCGGGTAAGCTGGTCGGCCGTGATGCGCTGGAGGCGAAACAGCAGGTGGTCGCGCTCGGCACCACGCTTGGCGATCAGACGGCAAACCAGAAGGTTTTGGACGCGCTTAACGGTAATGGCATCGATCCGCGCCTTGTGCCCTACCAGAAGGATAAGAAGCCGAAGAAGCCGGCCAAAGATCCGAAGACGCCCGACCTGACACGCGAAAGCGAGTCCGCTGCCGAGACAATCGCGCGCATCAACGCGGAGTGGGATGACCAGCCCAAGCTAATCGACAAGGCGCGTACCGAGACGCTGAAGCTCGACAATCTGATCGCCGATCTCGGTCGTCGTAAGCCCCCCGGCTTCGCCCAGCTGATCACCGACGCGCAGGCGGCTAAGATCCATATTCAGGAAGGGCTGGACAAGCCGTTCAAGGAATATGTGAAGGGGCAGCGCGAGAGCGTGTCGGTGCAGCAGCTTCAGTTGCAGGGCCGCGACGCCGAGGCATCGGCGTTGCAGACGGCGCTGAAGCTTGCTGAGCAGCAAGGGCCGCTAGACGAGGCGCACCTGTCCGTGATCCTGAAGACGGCCGAGCAGCAAGAGCGGATCGGCCGCGCGCTGGAAGATCAGCGCCAGATCCTCGGCATCTACACGTCTTCGATCTCGGCAATTCGCAGCACGCTGGATGGCGTCGTCGGCGATCTTCAGGACGGCAAGCTCGGCGCCGGCATCAAGGGTCTGTTCGGCGGCTTGGTCGCCGACTTCAAATCGCTCCAGCGTAACCTAATCTCGCAACAGCTGTTTGGCGGTCTCGATCGCGACATCGAGCAGTATGTCCGCAAGATGACCGGTGAGAAAACGCCGGCCGAGATCCTGTCCGATCAGGCGACCGAGGCGGCGAGTTTGCTGAAGACGGAGAGCGCCAGCCATGTGTCAGCGCTTCAGGACCTCACCCGCGCCTATCAGGCGGCATCCTCGGCGTTCGGTGCGCCGTCCAACGACAACGCGCCGACCGATCCCGCGCTGCTCAACCTACTCAAGCAGGGCAACGGCGTGGCCGGTGCGCCCGGCTCGCTTGCGGACATGCTGTCGAAGGGCAATGGTGTCAGCGGGCCGAACGACGACGGCAGCGCCGACATCGTGGTGACGGGTAAGCGGCCGGCAGACCCGTCGCTCGACAAGGTCCTGTCGGCGGCAGACACTTTCAACTTCGCCGGAGAGCGGCTGATTTCCCGGCTGGAGCCATTGCTCGGCGTCAAGTTGCCGGTCGGCTTGAAGAAGGCGCTCGGCGAGAACCTTGGCACGGCATTGCAGGGCGTTGCGACCGGGCAGTTTGGCGGCGGTCTGTTCTCCGCGATCACTGGCGGTAAGAACGACTCTCTGGCGTCGGGCATTGGTGGCGCGCTGGGCGAAAAGGCGGGCAAGTCGCTGGAAAAACCACTAACGGCGGTCTTCGGGAAGACTCTTGGTGGCTTTGCCGGCCCGCTTGGCGGCATCATCGGCGGCGTTCTCGGCAACGTGCTGGGCGGACTGTTCAACAATCCCAAGTTCGGCACCGCGCAAGTGTCGCTCAACCAGTACGGCGATGCGGCCGGCGGTGCCGGCACCGGCAACAATGGCAATGCCACGCTGGCCGCGACCGGGCTGGCGGCTTCGGTTGCCTCGGGCATCAACGCGCTCGCTGATCAGCTGGGCGCGAAGATCACCAATCTTGCGGCGGTGACGGTCGGCGACTTCGACGGCAAATACCGGGTCGCGTCGACCAACACGACGCAAGCGCTCAATTACAATAACTTCGACGCGAACACGCTGAAGAACTTCGGCGAAGACCAGCAAGCCGCGATCGAATACGCGGTGAAGTATGCCCTCTCGACATCGGTGATCAACGGCATCAGCCAAGCCAGCCAGAACATCATCAAGTCCGGGCAGGATTTGTCGGTGTCGATCCAGAAAGCGCTGCTGATCGAGGCGGTGCCGAAGGATCTGAAGGCGATGCTCGATCCGGTCGGCGCCGCCATCGATGATCTCAACCGCAAGTGGCAGAAGACAGTCGACGCGCTGAAGGAAGGTGGTGCCTCGGCCGCGCAGATGGCGCAGGCACAGCAGCTATACAGCCTTCAGCTGGATCAGGTGAAGAACAGCACCGATGCGGCTGATCACTCGCTGAAAGACTTCCTGACCGGCCTGAAGGTCGGCGGGGACTCGCCGTATTCGCTGCGCGATCAGGAAACGACGGCGCGGGCGCAGCTGCAACCGTTCCTCGACCAAATCAACGCCGGGCAGAGCATCGATCAATCCAAGTATCAGGACGCGGCGAAGTCCTTCCTCGACGTTGAGCGCCAGCTGTACGGATCGACGCAGAAGAACTTCGATGCGCTCGATCTCATCCAGTCCGCGACGAACAAGGCGATTTCGACGATCGACAATGCCGTGCCGATCACGCCTGCGGTTGCCGATCCGTTCGGTAAGGCCACGGCGGACAGCACGGCCAAGGTGGCCAGCGGCGTGCAGACAGGAAACGAGATGACGCAGGACACCAACGCCCTGCTCGCCCAGATCGCGACCCTGATGCAAAAGGTTGCCGACGATACCGGTGGCACTTCGTCTGATGCCTTCATCGGCGCCACCCGTATGTTCTCGAAGGCGTCCTGATGCCTGCGCTTCCCGCAGACATCGGCGCGGCTTCGCGTGACGTGGCGCTGGCAAGCTGGAGCGATCCGGCCATCGTCGCGCGCTATCCTTCGGCGCGCGACGGTGCCGCCCAGCCGGCTGACGGCTACTTCGACGCCATTGCCGACGCGCAGACCGTCATCAATGCGCGGGCGGCGCTGATCGGCACGGAGCGGCGCCGCTTTACGGCGGATACCGCGTCGCTGGAATGGCCGGACCTCTCAGGCGGGCTCCCGCAGGCGCAGCTGATCGACAGCGAGCAAGCGGCGGGCGGCGCCTTCCTCGTCTCGCGTATCGAGCTTGATCTCGACGCCGAGACAACCTCCCTCGAACTGTTCGGGTAACGATGGCGCATGCATGGATCATCCAGCCGCTGGCGATTGCGTCAGCGGCCTCGGCAGGCGTGGCCGCAGGCGTGCCCGGCAACGTCGGCAACGATTATGCTGGTATCGTGTGGAGGTCGACCGTGGCCGGCACGATCGTGCTGGATCTCGACCTCGGCAGCGATCAGGCGCTTGATACGATCGCGCTGTTCGGCGTTGCCGGGCCGGATGCCTCGGCGACTTGGCAGGTGTCGATCGCCAGCGCGGCGCAGGGACAGTTTACCGGAGCGTCATGGTCGGATGGTCTCGCGCCGCTGTACGCGGGTGCGACAATGCCGGTCTCGGGCAAGGGCGTCGCGCTGTGGTCGCCACCGTTCGGCGCGCCAACCTACGGCCGGTACGTGAGACTGACCTTTGACGGTCCGACAGATTTCGCGATCGAGGTAGCCCGCGCGGTGGTCGGCAAGCGCATCGTGCTAGAGCGCAACTTCGGCTTTGGCGGTGTTTTCGGCGTCCGCGACCTCGGCAGTCTCGATTTCAGCCCGCGCGGCGTCATGCTGCGCCGTCGCGGTAAGAAGCTCCGCACCGTGGCGCTGACCTTCAGCAACGAGCGCAAAGACGAAGTGGAGAACCTTACCAAGCCGCTGATCGAGCAGATCGGCAACACCGAACTGATTGCCTTCGTCACTGACCCGTCGCCAGATCCGCAGCGGCAGAACCGTTGCTATTTCGGACCGCTCGTCGGCGACCTTGGCCATACCTGGCGCAATGCTGCCGTTGGGAAGCCAAGGTCAACATCGTGAGCCTGTTCTGATGCTCGCGGTTCTCGTCCAGATCGTCGGCTATGATCCCGTTGCGGGCGTGGCCGTGACGCTGTGCGCCGCCAGCCATGATGACTCCCGGCTGTGCCACCTCAACGGGCAGATGTGGTGGCCGACAATCGCCAAGCTGCCGACGCTGCGATATGACTTCTTTGACGGCGCGTTCGGCGGGCAGATCACCGCACCATCGTCAAGCCTGACGCTGATGGTCGAGCCGTGGCCGCTGTTCGGCCGCTATCAGCTGGCCGACGCCGCAATTCGGATCTGGACCGGCGAACTCGGCGCCGCTTGGGATGGCTTCACGCTCCGCTTTGACGGCCGGGTAAGCGCTCAGCCCGCGCTTGCGGACATCCGCGCCGACATCGACTTCGCGGCGGACGATCGCTGGCTCGATACCGCATTGCTGTCGACCTATGCCGGCACGACGGGCGTGGAAGGTCCGGCGACGTTGAAGGGCCAGCCCAAGCCGCTGGCGCTTGGCGCACCGCGCTACGTCGCCGGAACGCTGATCGACACCGTCAACAGCGTGTTTCAGGTATCCGGCTACGGTCGGGTGAACGGCTTAGAAGCCGCGTTGGAGAAGCTGGCGCGCTACGGCGCGCCGATCGGCGATGCGGCATCGTTTGCGGCCCTAGTCGCGGCCGATGTGCCGGCCGGCCGCTGGGCGACCTGCAACGCGCAAGGGTTAGCGCGGCTTGGCGCGCCTCCGACCGGGCAGATCAGCTTCCTCGTGCAAGGCGATGCGGCCGGGCCGGATGGTTGGGCGCGCAAGCCGGGGCAGCTGATCAGGCGTATCGCCCAGATCGCGGGCGGTGCCGGCAAGCTCGATGATGCATCGCTGAACGCTCTCGACGCCGCCACGCCGTTCACCCTGTCGGTCTACCTCGATCAGCAGACGACGGGTCGCGAGTTGATCCAGAAGATCGCGGCGAGCGTCAACGCGGTCGCGCTGGTGTCGTGGACTGGCAAGCTGTTCGTGCTGCCGATCGGGCTGCATGGCGGCGGTGTGACGCTGGCGGCGGATGGCTCGAACCTGCCGCCTGTCTCGTCGGTCAAGCAAGTCGATATCGACGCGCCGTATCAGAAGCTCGCGATCGGCGCCGAGCGCGCTTGGACGGTGCACGCGCTTGGCGACATTGCCTTCGAAGCACCGCTCATCGATCGCGGTCGGTACGATCCGAATGAGACATACCGCGAGGGCAACATCGTTGACCTCGCCGATGGGTCGCGGTGGCTCGACGTTGCCACGGCACCGGTGAAGGGAATCACGCCCGGCGCGGTGGGTGATACCACGTGGTTCAACATGAACCCGGCGACGAAGGCCGGCGACATCACTTATGAGAACGGGGACACGCTGGAGGAAATGAAGCCGGCCGAGCCGGGTGCGACCAAGGGCGCGCCGGCAGGAACGATGGTCGGCGACAAGGATGTGTTCGAACTGCTGAAAGACATGCAGGACAACATCACGTCCGTCTCGACGTTGCTGAAGAAGAATTCCGATCTCACCCGCCTGATCAACGAAGTTGGCTTTGTAAAAGGGCAATCAGCGGCGACGTATACCGAGCACCTCGAAACGAACTTCAACGACGGCATCTCGGTGATTAACGGGTTCCTCGACCTATTTGTGTCGAAGAGCGCCGATGGCACAGCTGCTATCCTCAATAGCGACGTGACGTTCTCCGGGCCTGACGGCACCGGCGCACAAAGCCTTCAGGAACTGTCCGCAAAATCGAGCAAAGCCAATCTCGACGTTCAATTCCTGCGCGATACGATCATCGGGCCGGACGGAACGGGCGAGGCGCGCGCTCTCTTGCAGGTTAAAGACGGCGATACGATCGCGGGCATCAACTTGACGGCCGGTGGCGCCGTTGGTGCGCTAAAGTTTCTGGCGAGCATCGTCCAGATCATCGACGATAACGGCGGTAATCCGATCATCCCGTTTAATTATATCAACGGCATCCTCTACTTGGGGAATGTCGTCGCGCAGCATCTGACAGTTGAAGGCGTAGCCAATACCTTCGACTTGACCGTGACGGCGGACGGCTTCTCGATCACCATCCCCGGCGGTCTGATCTTCAAGGGCGGCAAGATACGCGGCTCCATCGGGCAGGAAGCGCAGTTCAACATCGTGTTCCCAGAGCCGTTCCCCACGGCTTGCGTGTTCGGCCTGCCGCTCGCGTGGATCTCGACCGCGAACAATCTCCGCGATCTCTACATGCAGGCGCTGGGCGATCCGACGCCGCAGGGTTTCGGGGCTTACGCGCAGGCATCCACCGGGAATGCGCAGAGCCTCGACGGCATCAACTGGTTCGCGATCGGTTTTTAAGGAAAGCACATGCCAGATCCTACAAACGCAGAATTAGCGCTGCGGCAGGTGGAGCTTGCCAACTTCGTCGATGCATGGCTCGATCAGGAATACGCGTTTGCCTTCGGCACCGTGAATGGTGGCTCGAACGGCGACGGCACGTATCCTTTCACCAACCTCAAGACCGGCGAGACGGTGCTCCGCAAGTGCGTGGCGCAGCTTCAATATGAGGCGTCGACGCCGAAGGTCGACAAGAAGATCGGTGTCGGGCCGTTCACGATGCTGCCCTCGGAGATCAACAAGGTCTGGCTGATCGGCAACGGGACCGCGCAGGCGAACATCAGCGTGCGGTTGCCTGATGCGCCGGTCGGGTCGCAGTACATGTTCATACAGTACGGCTCCGGCCGGCTGATCTTCTCGGCCGTCGCCGGCACTATCCCGAACCGGCAGGGCTTCACGCGGTCGGCCGGCAAGAGCGCGCTCACGCTGGCGATCTGCACCGCCGTCGATGCCAACGGGCATTCGGAATGGACGCTGGGCGGCGACATGTCGCTGACCAACACATGACTTTCGTTCCTGCGATCCTCGCCGCGCTCAAGCCGATCGACACCACCTACTCCATCTGGAACTTCACGGCGCCGCGCGGCACGTTCGACGAAGGTTCGACGATGTCGTTTCAGATGACCTGCGGCAACGCCTTGCCCGGTGTGTCGAAGATCATTTGGAAGCTCGCGGGCGGCAAGGCCGGCGACGGTGCGTGGGCGTTTCCGTGGTCGTTCCTTTGGACGCAGGCGGTGCAGGGTCGCGGCATCACTATCACCAGCCTGAAAGGCAGCGATTACGGCGCCACGATCGCGCTGCTGTTCGAGATCGGCAGCGGCTACGATGGTCTGCCCGTCGTCATCACCAACACGGTGATCAACAACAAGGTGACGGAGGTTCAAGGCGGCACGCCGGGGCAGTTGCAGATCACCCAGCAGCTGGTGTTTCCGGCCGGCGCGTCTGGCCCTACGCCGCTCGGCAACGGCTCGCCGTTCTTCATTCGCGACACCAGCAAGACGCCGCCCGGCACGCCCACCTACCATCTGACACCGGTCGCGGCCGATGGCGTGACGGTGGTGCTTTCCGTCAACGAAGGCGACACTTTCTACCTGAAGCCCGTCACCGAGAACATGATCCCCGGCACGATCTTCGAGATAGCGGCCGTGAACGTCGGGCAGTATGCCATCGCAGGCGGGTTTCAGGCGGCGATCAAGACCGCTGCCGAGGCGGCGGGGTGCAAGTGTTCGACCGCCTATGCCGATCGCGGAAACTACAATGGCGGCGTCATCACCACCACGTCCGCATATTCGGACGCGAAACCGATCCTCATTCCGATCACCATCACCAAGGATCACGTTTCGACCGGCGCGCGGCAGCTCGACTTCCTGACCTTCATGAAGGCCGATGGCGACCCGAACAACAAGACGGTCAACTACGGCGGCACCATTACCATTCAGATTGCTGACACGTCGGTTGAGCCGACGCCGAGCTACTGGCGGCTGACCGCGACGCTCGCAAAGGGCCAAGCGACCTACGGCGTCAACAGCCCGACCGGAGCCTCGGCAGCGTCCGTCACACTGGCATCCACCGGCACGGTGCCGGCAGGGTTCGAAGCGGCGCTTGCAGCTGCTGTCGCCGCGACGCCGGGCCTAACCTACGCGGCCGGCGTCATCACCTCGGATGCGACGTGGAGCGGGGTTCTCAACTGGTCAATCGCCGCGCCAGCGTCGGGCAAGCATAGCCTGCGGCTCATCAACCCGACCAACGACAGCTTTATTCTGGTCGGCGATGCGGCGATCTACTTCGCCGCACCAGCGCTCCCAGTGCGGCCGGCGTTCGTCACTGGCCTTAACATGTCCGGCGGTGAGTTCGGCACAGATAAGCCTCGACCTGGCATCTACGGGACGAACTATCGTTATCGATCATTCCCGGATGATCCCAATCCTGCGACGCGCCATCAGGAGATCGACTACTACGCCGCCAAAAAAGTCGGCATGATCCGCCTGCCGGTGCTGTGGGAGCGCATTCAGGACGCCTTGTTCGGCCCATTATCGTCGCCCGGTACGCTGGCGACGTGGAACGGCCGGCTCGACATGGATCGAATCGACGAGATCATCGCCTACGCGACCTCGCTTGGCATCATCGTGCTGCTTGACGTGCATAACTACATCAACGGCTTCGGCGCGCGGGTCGGCTTCAACAGCAACACGCCGACCGCTGCGCTGGTCGATCTGTGGGAGAAGCTCGCCAACCGCTACGCCGGCAACCCGCTGGTGTGGTTCGGTATCATGAACGAGCCGAACGGCATTTCCGCCAACGAGATCCGCGATATCATGGAGTGGGTGCTCAACGCTGTCCGTGGCCGCACCAATGCGCTGAACCATGTGCTCGTTACCGGCGGCCTATTCTCCCGCGCCAGTGCATGGGTGACGAACGGTTTCGCGGCGGCTTTCGAAGGCTTTGCCGATCCGGCCACGAACTTCGGCATCGAGCTGCACTCGTACCTAGACTCCGATCAAAAGGGCGAGGCAGGCTCGTGCGATCTCAACTCCTACGCTCGCGCCCAGGCCGCGATCACTTGGGCGCGAGCGCGCGGCATTGAACTCCACATCGGCGAGTTCAACGGCGGCGACCCGAGCGTTGCCGGTCAGGGGCAGTGCGGCATCGAAGTGCCGAAGATGTGCCAGTTCATGTTCGACAACCGCGACGTGGTGAAAAGTTGGACCGCATGGGGTGGCGGTGCCGGCTGGAAGCAGGATTACATCTTCCGGCTCACGCCGCTGGACCTGAACCATCCGATCGACACGCCCCAGATGACGGCTCTTCTTCCCTACCTCACCACGATAGCCTGACAGCAACGCTCGTTTCTTCGGAGCATCACATGACATTGACGAACGCTCTTTGGCTGGGAGGCTTGATCTCCTGGCTGTTTTGTCTTGCCTGCCTCACACCGGCAGTCCTCCGAATAGCGCGCAGACGCCCGCGCTACCTCGATCCGATCTGGGGGCTGGTGTTCCTACTCGCAATCAATCGCATCAGCTTTGCGCTACGTGTGTCGGCAGACGGAAGCCGGGCAACCGCCATGATCCTCGCCGTCGCGATGGGCGTGATTTCGCTGTCCTATCAGCGCCGTGATGCGGCGGCTGGACGGTGAGCGACGCTCACAACCTCGCCGGCCTACCCTTCGGCTGGGGCGCGATCTTTGGGCTGCTCAACGTGCTGCTGGGTGGCGGCGTCGTGACTGCTTGGATTAGAACCCGTGCGCCCATCCGCAAGATCGAGGTCGACGCTGAAGCGGCGCTCCGCACTGAGTTGTCCGCGCAACTCGCCAAGCGTGACGATCGCATCAATGATCTGGAGCGGCGTATTGAAGCCGAGCGGGTCGCTCATCAGCAGCAACGGGATGCGGAGCGCACCCGGCACGACGGCGAAATGTCCGTCATGCGGCACCGCGCCAACAACCTCGATTTCTGCCTCGATCTGCTCCTGAACCTGATCGAGACTGATCCTGACAAGGCGCAGGATGCTGCGCGCCGAGTGCGCCAGAAACGGGCCGAGCAGAAGACCCTCGAAGTCCAAGAAACAGCCGCACTCACCGGCGCGAAGATCATCGCGGCCGGGCAGAACGCACCCAACGAACGGAGCATGTGA